AAGCATTATCTCGCCCTGACCAAAAGGGCTTTCAAAGATGTCGAGCTAGCTGTGGCTTGTGGGGATAACAAGAAGGCTACTCGGGCGGTAAACAGAGTAACTAACTACAGCATAGCTCTATTTCTGCTCGTGTTTGAGTCGGGTCCGCATGGCTTCCACACGCGAGAAATAATGGAGATGGAGCGGGAAGCCTTCAAGCTGAAAGAACAGGCTTTCGCACTAAGTGTTGGATGGGCGAAAACAGATTCTATATAATCGGGCATTGACCCCCTTTTGAGGGAATCATCCTTATAAAGGAAATCAGCGACTACGATTTGATTGTGTCTCTGCACTAGGATCGGTAAAGCACTATCCAATACCCTGAAAGAGAAAGAGTGAGTAATGACGCTTAGAAAAGCAACCGTGGTTATGTCGGGTTCACACACATATCTTATTACTGAAGATCAGGTGCCTTTAAGTAATAAGATTAATGCCGTCAACTCCGATGGGGAGGCTGCGGTCTTGGACAATAGAAGTGTAGAGCAAATGGCTCTGATATCTGTACAAGAACTAGATCAGTTGTTGTTCCTATCTTTTAGGTACGCATTAGGAAGGCGAACTTATGTAGTTTCTGATGTAGCTAGATACATCATGAAAAACAAAGAGCAATTTGCCGTGAGTACTGTTCAGCGTATTTGTTCCGAAATAGATCAGATGGGTAAAGAAAACCTAGGTGACCCTTGTGATGTGAGTGTGTGGTTATCCGTTCGTGCATCTTTAGGGCAGTTCTTAATGGATAAAAAGTCGCTAGGTTCTTAATGATCATTCACTATAAGTGAGACTAAGAGGAGCCTAGAATGTACAGGAGATCGAATAAAAAGCAGACCCCGCTTCTTACTAGGGAGGATGTTTATGCGAAGATGGAGAGTTTTCAGTACTATAGGGAGACAGAGAACCTAGTTCTTGAGATGTTGGAGGAGGAGTTTGCATCTAAGATGCTTGTCCGTCCTACTTGGGGGAACTACTTTTATAAAGTATTCAACGAGGAATTTAGGCGTATCTATCGAGGTGATATGCCTAGGATATATCGGATATATGAGAGGACATACTCAAAGATAGAACACCGTCATTTTGCCGATTCGTTTGATTTGTTCTTACTCGGCTATCTTGCGAAGGAACTTGTGTTCTTTTTTAATGAGGGCAGTCCGTTGGACGGAGGGGGACTGATTTATTAGCGGGGAGGAGGGGGCTGATTTATTAACGGTTAAACTTATTGCGGAGTTCCTGCATCCGTCTTTCTTTATCGCTCATCGCTCCACCACTTAGCCATCTCAGTCCCATCGCTAGGTCTTTCTGATCCTGAGGGACATCGGGCGATTGGGTCATATAGGTGTAGAGATCAGGATATCCCATATGCTCTTGGACATATCCGTCCACAAGGCTCTTCTTTGAGAGGTAGGACTTAGCATCACCACCCGAAGAGCTAGGGTCAAAGGTATTAATCACCTTTGATTTATCGAGATAGGGGCTTAAGGCTTTCCAAGTAATCGCCATCTGCTTAAAGAGGCGAGTCACATGGCTGATATGCACAACTCTAGCTCTTGTGCAGTTACGGATGATGTTGGCGACAAGAGGCACATAAATCCAAACAAGTGTGATGCTGTAGCCAGCATCTCTTGCGACTTTAATTTGTTCGACATACTTGGCAGCTTTTGCACCCGTGCCGTCAACGATAACGGGGTCACCTGTGGCAATAGCCGCCTCGAAGTACGCCTTGGACATCTCAGAAGACATTTCGTGAACATAACCAGGCTTGGTCTCTAAGTAGCCTTCAAGCTCTTCCTTGTACATATCAGGGTCTACAACTCTCCAATATGAGGGAAGCTCATGCTTGGGGGCTGCGAAAACCACTTCTTCTAGTCCCTCAATCATATCGACAATATCAGGAGCCTTCTCCTCCCATTGGTCTCTCGGAATAAGGACTTCGTTGTTGTCATAAATGCGGAAAGGGATAGTCGCGGAATTCCCCCCCTCATTCACCTCTAACCTAAAACCATAAGTCTCAATACGGTCTCTGACGCTCTCAAAGTTTAGGTTGGTGAGTCCTCTCTCTTGCTCCGAAAGCTCACGCTGAAACATTTGGGGGTCTAAAGAGCCACCAGCACCGCCACCGGGCATATACTTGAGATACAGCCTCTTGCTGACGAATCCCTTACCTGAACCGGGAGCACCCATCAAAAACACAGCCTGATGGCGGAGATGACTCACATCCGTCAAAGGCCCTGCATTCTTCATGAGATGCTTGTGGGCAGCCTGACGCATCAAAAAGGCTCTGCGGATCATAGAAGTCTTAAACATCGTTCTCTACCTTTCTATAGTAGGTTCAAGTAGGTACGCCCCATAAATAGAGTAAAAAAAGGCACCGCAAATGGATAAAAATGTTATAGACGCATACAAAGATTGGGAACTGATTAAAATCAGGGAGGACTTGGAGCGAAAGGCGTTCCCTTATCGGGTGATGATGCAACACATACAGGGAGATTTTAATATCTCCACCTTTATCCGTAATGGTAATGCGTTTGGAGTGGAGTGCGTTTACTACTACGGAAAGCGTAAATGGGACAGAAGAGGAGCTGTGGGTACTCACAACTACACACAGCTTATCCATTTGGATGGGATCGAAGAGATCAAAGCCCTTAAGGATAAACACAGGCTAGTGGCAGTAGAGAACGGGATTTCTACAGCCATAAATCTCATGGACTTCAAGCCTGAGCCAAATGATATATTTATCTTTGGAGAGGAAATGATGGGCATCTCTCAAGATGTTTTATCCATTTGTGACGCTTGTGTGTACATTCAACAATATGGAAGCGTTAGGTCGGTCAATGTGGGTACCGCTAGCGGGATTCTCATGCAGTATGTAGCCCATCACTTCTATAAAGGATAGAAGTGGGCAACCCCCCCCCACCATCTAGAGAAACGAGGTTTTTCAATGATTGACCTGCCAAAGAAGCGTATCTCCATGTCGCCTTGTTTGGTGACACAGAAGGAGTACAGCGAGTTCATGTCCAATAACAGCGTGTTCAGGGGAGATGATCTCCCTGTAGAGAGTGTCACTTGGAAAGAGGCTCTTGAGTTCTGTAATGCCAAAAGCGTTAAAGAAGGGCTAACGCCTTATTACAATTTTCATAAGACGGGTCGGATTACACGCTGTTCCAAATCTAAAGGGTATCGCCTCCCCACAAGGGCGGAGTGGCTTCATGCCGCTAGGTTTAATAACAAGAGGTACGCTTTTTCAGGCGGGAATGATTTGGGCAACTTGGCATGGTATTGGGATAACTCGGGGGGTACAACACATGAAGTCGGCTTCAAAAAGCCGAACGCCTTGGGTTTATATGATATGTGCGGAAATGTATCTGAGTGGATGTGGGATGGAGATGAATATGGAAAGAAGTATATCTTGGGAGGGGGTTGGAGCGATCCGAGCATGATGTGTCGTTTACCCTGCAATAGACGGACACACTATGCTCATGTTCCATCTACGATGGTTGGATTTAGAATCGTAAAGAATCTTTAGAGTATCCCAAAGGGGGTTCTCCATTATTAGTTAGGCGAGACCCCTGAAACAGAAAGAGAGATTACATTATGAAGAACATCGAAGTCCCCATTGTTCACGGCGAGATTCAGTACACCCGCGAGGACGGCGAGGGTGTCCATTCGGATTTTGGGTTCGTGGCGGTCAACCCTGATGACAAGACGCGGGGTATGCTCCACGCCCTCCTTGACGAGTGGCTGAATAAGGGTGGTGGGACGGGGTACTTCTTTGTGGGCGACTTGCCCACGGAAGACTAGCCCTAAACCTTTTATGTTTCCCTTAGTGTTTGCTTACAAACACTAAGGGGGAAGCACAATGTGGGTTCTAAAACTAAATGGGGGGAACCACCTCAAGTTTTCAAATGGATACTTAGAGGGTGTTTCCCTTAGTCTTGCCGACATTACGGATGCAGGAACAAGTGCCTCCCTTGATGCGGGGGTGGGAGCGGGAGAAGTACTGCAACTATCCGTAGCGGAGACTTTACCCGCACTAAGTGGAGTCAATCTCACGAGCTTGGGGAGCATAAACACACTTTCCGATGTGGTGATTGGGGGCGGAATAAATGAAGGGGACTTGCTCTCATTCGATGGGACAAATTGGATAAACTCGGTCATCACATCGGACGACATAACGGCTAATGTGAGTCCGACCAACTATGTGGCACTAAATACGGATAGTATCAGTACACATTTATCCGCAATCGACAGCGTATTATCGACAGCAGGTGGGTTAGAGTTCTCAAGACAAGCTGTGAGTTTTAATGCGGCTGTGGGATATCACTACTCTGTCAATAGTGCGGCAGGGACAATCACGGCTACCTTGCCTTTATTGTCAGGTGTCGATGATGGCGATACTATCCGATTTTATCTAAGGGGTCGAGCGGCAGGGAATAACTTAGTGGTTCAAAGATCGGGTGGGGATTTGATCAATGGAGCCACGAGTTTCACCTTAGATGTGCAATATGACTCCATCACACTAGTGGCGAACACTACGGATAACACATGGGAGGTTGTGTAATGAGTCGGCTGACAACTAAGCTAGAAGTCCATGCCTACATAGTGGGGGAAATAATCCCCTTAGCTTCATCTACGCCATACAAGCCCTTGAGAGATATGTACCTCAAGGGATACAGAGTATCGTTGGATCAAGCCCCTGAGGGGGCAGGGTTTACGACCATAAAACTTATCCGTAATTTTGACCCTACTGATGTGATTTATCAGGTGTCTTTTGAGGCGGGAGAGTATGTGGTCACGGCGAGTACGGAAGCCTTGTTGGAAGCTGGAGATACAATGAGTCTGATAGTGAGTGCAGTCTGTGCCAACTATGGGGGTGCAGATTTGATCTTCTCTATGAACTACCACAACTGAACTAGGAGTTAGAGATGAGCATGATCGTAAGTGTAATTGGCAAGGGCAACTTCACCTTGGCTTTGGAAGAGGGGGACTTGAAGGTATCCAAAGACGGACAGGTGTTGTATCAGACCAAAGGGAATCCTACGAGTCCCAATAACGCTCCCTTTCTTTCCGAAGAAGAGGCGTTATCCTATTTCCAAACAACCACAGAAGCCCAACCCATAGGTGGGGAGGAGTAAAGAAATGCCCAAGATCAAAAGTCTATTCGGTCTATATGATGGAACTAACTTCCACATCTCCAAAACCACTTGTGGTTTGGTTATCTCCCCTGATCAAGACTACATTTGGATAGGAGATCAGGCATATGACTACACCACGCTATCTCCCGTCTTTGATAAACCTAATGAAGCCTTTTATCCAATAGGGGGGACACGCACGGTTTACCCTGTAAGGGCAACACTAGTCTCTAACAAGTCTAGTGTGTTTTCCCCCTTCACCAATGGCACCGACTCTGAAGTTACATACGGCGAGAATTTGTCGGAATGGATAAATGCTAGCCAACTTCATGTAATGGATAAGTCGGATAGGATAGATATTGGGTCACTCATTTCATTTACGGATAATACGGGAGCCAACATCAATGTAATGAACTTCAATGCAGGAGAAACCGTCAATGGGCTGTTCATGTATGACGGAACAATACATGAAGTATCCGATACAGACTTTGAAGATGTGGGAGCGTACAACTTTCAATCCGAATCAGGAGCTACGCTAGCTGCATACAACGCCTCAAGTCCAAGTTGGATTTCTCAGTTTGCAGTCCTTGCCGTGGATACGACAAACAAGACTCTTTTATTAAGAGGTGCGGGTAGACAGACCTATTTTGCCAACAGGGATTACGCCACATACGGCTCTTCTCAAAGAACGCTCCAAAACTTCAGAAAGACTAGTCTGTGGAAGGCTACCTACACCACTAGCGGAGACAATGGGTCTATCACCATAGGTACACCTACAAAACTCTCTCTTTCTTACGGAGGATCGGCTTGGTACATGGACTCCAATCCGATTTTCTATGCAGGGACAAACAATGCAGGGGAATATTGTTTCTTAATGTCCATCGAGAATAATGGACAAATCAACTTAGATGGAAATGGATTCGGTCACACCACCGTATATAACGCATCCAACTACACCAAGACCAACTTGGGACAATACTTGTTCTACAAGTATAACGCTGGCACAAATATCTTAACTCTTTTAGCTGACCGCAGGGGCAATCAAGGTTTCGTTGGAAATGTGGCGTTAACTACAAACATCGCTGATGCCCAATTAAATACATACACACCTACTCATTTCGAGGCTTCTCCCATAGGTGGTGAAACGGATATCTATTATGCCTATGTGCCTTGCTTTGGACCAAAGGCAGATACTCCAACCCTTAGTTTCTTGCTCTTGGTTTGGAACAAAGCCAACGATACGCTGACAATGGAAATTTGCTCTGTGACAATGGCAGGGATTGATACGATTTCTGACTATGTGACCTATAAGCAATACAACGACACCACAAATCAACAGATGCGTTTAAACTGCGTTTTGACCAAAAGCGGAGCGGATTATTATCTAAGTGTCTTTTATTCACACACTTCCCCTGCCATGTTGGCACTTAACACAACCGCCACATGGAAGAAGATCACCACTTTTGCCATCGACTCCTCCGACTTTAGCTCCTTGACCTATCATAGTTCAGATACCTTCCCTGTTTTGGGTTGGGCTCCTCAGAACATAAACAACACCCGTCTTATGTGTCTCTTTGAGAACGAAGCATCCATTTATGATTGGACAGCAGGTGGATGGACAAAGACTGCATACGAAGCGGGATACTTCACAGGTATGACTTTTGATGATCAAGGTAGATATTGGGCAGTATCCGTTAGCAGTACCGATATCCCTGCTCAGTCTGCGGATGGTAACTTCGCCTCAGGGTCTTTCAAAACCTTTGAAGTGAATACCCATGTCATTTCTTCCTCTTTACCCAATCTAGTTTCCTGCGTGTGGCAAGACTCAGGAGACTTTGTGTTCACAGGGGCTAACTTGTCGAAAAACCTTGTGGTCAATACTTATGACTCAGATGGGGATAGAGTTGCCAAGAGCGTCCGTCTAGAGATTACAGCTACCCATGCTGTGTTCACATCCAACGGAACAACTACACTCACCACCACAACTTCTGCCGCAGGTGATACCCTCATCCCCGTTACTATCTCAGGTGCGGGCTTCATTAACATTTCCGCCTCGTTCCAAATCTAAAAGGAGACCACGATGTCGGATATCATCCCGCCTTTCATCAAGGTCTACACCACGGCTATTGAAGCTAGAGTGCGTTTTGAAGGCTCTACAGGCGACCAACTCTTCCTACCCGCGACTCTCGGAAAATCCGTTGATATGGGTGGAGGTTCTGTCCCCGCTGGATTTGTGGTGTTATCCATTTTGAACAAGGGGGTGAAATCCGCCGATGACACGATCACTCCCCCGATATTATCTTTTGGTGCGAAAATATCCAAAGTGATTGGTGACGGAAATAATCCACTCAAAATTGGTGTGGGGGTCGATCCTGATGCCCCCATCACCACAGGTGTTGACTTAGTTATCCCACGCTTTACAAGGTTCAGCACCAATACATCTTGGAGATGAAGTAATCTATTTATATCAACCTACCTAGTATCTAATATACGCTAGGTAGGTTGATGATGAAATACGCAAAAACTAGGTCTGAAGAAGAGAAAAAAGAAGTATACAACAAGTGGCACGATCTTATTAACATGAGTCAAAAAGCCCTCGATGATTGGGCTGAAAACGACAATAGATTATTGGCTTCCATAAATAGAGAAGAGGCCAAAGAATCAGGAGATATCCAATCAGGTTATGACTCTTTTCATCGAATCAAAAGACGGAAAGAGAAACCCTTTAAGGATTGGACAAATGATGACTTCGATAATGCAGCCCAAGAAAATGGATTTAACTCTAGGATGCTCGGTGGCAAGCCTGGTGATCCTGTGGGCGAAAGCGGAATGTCCAAGTGGGAAATAAGTCTCAGAAATTGGGGTCACGATCCGTCTTTGAAGTCTAGCCCCCAACACGCTAAATGGAAAGCATGGAAGATTAAACACACCCCATCTAAGAAGTCTTCTGCAACCATAGAACTCCCTCACATCATCATCGAAAACTTTAAAACCGATGTTTGGAAAATCCTGCGGACAACTAGGAATGCACAAGCTCTCCAAGAGCTATACATGGAATTCACTAGTCGGCTAAGAGACTCTGTACTACAAAACATCGTAGGTACGGAAGCTAGAATAGAGTATCTTGGGCTAAATAGAGCCGTTGGGAAGTATCGCCAACTTATTTCACAAATCCTTGAACTGCCCGATGCAGTAAGTTTACCTAACATCGCACGCCTCAACACCGCCATTGACAAAATGAAGCTGGCTTCTCTAGACATAGAAAGACACAGCGTGAAAATCGACTATCAGAAATTCAAATACAAAGGCTTCAATGTTGAGAGCTTTGACCTTTCGGATAATGAAGTCCGTAGTTTCCTTGATGGGATCGACTTCATAGAAGCAATCTTCAAAGAACGCGACATGACCCCCATCATGCGTGATTCGATTACTTCTATCCAATTGCTCCGCCAAGAGCAGGGCTCAAGTACGGCAGGTGAATGGATATCTACTACTCGAACCTTAAAGATGTTTACAAACAGCTTCGGCGTAAAAGGTCGAGTCTTAGCTAACTTTGTCCATGAAGTACTGCTCCATGAAATAGGACATTGGGTGCATCTAAACTACATCACAAGAGAGGCAAGAGAGTTTTGGGATAGCGGTTGGGAATATATCAACAGAGAGAAAGAAGACTTCTTTGAAAAGAACCTCAAAAAGTTCACAATCACTCCTGAGGACAGGTCTCGATACTTCACTATGTTTCAAGAAGCCAAGGGCGACCCCAAAATCGTCAAGAGCAATGCTTCGCCCTTAGATATTCTGAAAATACACGGACTGTTTACTCAGTTGTCAGGGCGTAAACCACTCATGACACCCTCTAACTTTAGACTCACCGCCGAGGGCAAGGTGGTCATGGAGTTCTTTAAAGACCCTCTCCACTACTTCTACGAAGTTAGAGGACACTCCCGTGAAGATTGGAATGAACAAGATGCTCTAGAAAGAGCTACAGAAAACATTAACAGAATCTTTATGCTTAGTGGATTGTGGGAAGATGTTGGACTACAACTCGAATCGGATAAAACAAAAGAGTTCGCCCTAGCCGATAGAGAACTACACCTGAGAACTATCGAAGAAATGAAACAGGCTTTGGGGATACCCACGGATTACGGGAAGACAAATGAGAAAGAAGATTTTGCCGAAACATTTGTGCAGTTTGTCTTAGACCCAAGCAAGCTGTCTCAAACTGCGAGGTGGAGAATGGGCAGAACTTTAGGGCTATCCGACTCAACAGGAGCTAGAGTAATGAAACTATCCAAAAGGAAATCGTCCATGAATAAATCCGCCTGTGTCATATCCTGCCTCGATCTAGACGACAAGCGTTACCTACTGAAAATAAGGGATAGAAACTACAACCCCGAAATCAAAATCTATCACGACCTGTATGACGGAGTTGAGGTTCTTTATTACATCGACAATGTGACAGGTTGGCTAGAAGGCGTAAACAGCTATGGAATATCCATTGTCAACTCCGCTCTCAATGTACGCGAAGATGAAGAAGAAGGTTCAAGCCGTAATCAAAAGAAAGAACCCATGATTTCTCAAGATGGCTTCTACCTGCTAAATGCACTCAAGTGCAAAACGATTGAAGAAGCCCTAAAGTGCATCGCAGGTAACTCGTTCCATGTACCCGTACATGGACATACCATCATATCAGATGGGACGCGGGCAAAAATCATAGAACAAACTTCCATCCACCAACCTGTTGTTAAAACTCTACAAAGACACAAACTCCATGTACGCACAAATCACGGCATCAACCATCCTGATGCAGGTTATCAAAGCGGAGATGATCGCCAATCCTCCCTAAGAAGAAGAGAACTCGCCACAGAAATACTATCCAATGTGACCGATATTAAAGATGCAGCCCCTGCACTTTACGGATACCGCTGGGATAAAATGGACGACCCCTTTATCCCTGTTAGGAAAGTCCCTAATGGTCTATACTCCACATCTCAAATCATGTTCGACCCACAGCAAAAGAAAATGGTGGTTTACCTTATCCCTAATGATGTGGACTTCTTGGGTTATGAGAAACGCTTTGAATCCGATGAAGAACCCATCTGTAAACTAGAGGTTATCCAATATTCTGAGTTCGATGAAAAGGGCAAGTTTGAACAGGCTCCTTTCAATTGGAACCCCGCTAGAATCGCTTCTCTTAAAGCCTCCGCTCTCAGGGTTGCTTCCCTAGCTAAGAAATAGAACCTTACCTAGACCTAAATAAATCTAATAGCTCTGACACACCTTCAAGAACCTTAAAAAAGTCATTCGTCCCATAACACTTTTCTGTTTTGTTCCACATCAATTCTTCGGATAGCCTTATCCCATAATATGGTTCAACGAACCCTGCTGTTATGATGATTACTTCTTTACAGGGATTGGCTACCCATAACTCATACACAGAAGTTTCATCCCCCCTACCTTGATAAGTATCTATCGGCAAGAATAAATCCAAACCCATCTTTCTTCCAGCTTGGATTTCGGATACTATCCGATCCGCCTTCGTCATGTTATCCATTTCTCTTTTGGTTCTCCATCCATAGTTGGGCAGACTTGGATAACTCGACCACATCTATCCGTTTTGGATGGACGATGGGGGCTAGGCTCTTAGCGACCTGCTCCGCTTCGGATTTGAACAGATATGCCTTCTTTACCCTTCCGATTAACGCAGGGTAAAGAAGTCTGCCTGTAAGTGTGTTCTCTAGGACATACATAGAGCGTCCCTCCTATCGTAAAACCCCCCCACTTATTTAAGGTTTAAAAAGAGTATCCCAACCGCCGCCACTCCATATAAATGGTGAGACGGACACACTTAAACAAGGAGTTATCATCCGTGCTTGAACTCAATACATTCATATTCGGCTCAGAGTTGAAGTTCGCTGAAGCGTTCATCAACAAACTGAATGCCCGACTCGCAGGCGATGAGGTTCAAATGAACCTCGTCGGACACCATTGTTGGGACACTAACCCCAACAAGGGGGGACTGCCATCGGTCAAGACCGATCTTATCCTTATTCTCAAGTCTAACATCAGCCACCGCCTACGCGATGCCGCTATCCATTACGCCACCACATCAGACACCCTGTGGATTGAGTGTGTACACAAGGTGGCTGTGGCGGAAAAAGACATCCGTAAGATGCTCTCTCTTCCCATCTCTCAAGTAAATCACGAAGAAGATGATAAGTCCCTCGAAGAGATGTGGGACGAAATCACCCAACAGCACGGGTGGCATTTACCTCTCCCCCATAAGTGGGGCATCGGGATCAAACTCTCCGAGTCCCTGCCATATGTTCTCGGCTCAAAGAGGTCACTTGTCGCTAAATGGGATAAGATTTACTTCTCTCTCGTCAAGAAGGTCATCCTAAAGCACGATCCTAATCGTGACCATGGATCGCTCCCATCTGTGTCTGTATCTAGCTTTCTCGAAAGGGAGTGGGCTTCTAATGCGGGCAGAAGCGGATACTACACCATGCTCGCTCTCTTTCAGAAAGTATCCAAAGACCCCACTTCTCTTGCCTATGAGAATCTTGTCTCTCTCGCAGAGTCTTGGACATTCACGAGCGGCGTTCACTTAAAGAAGAAGGCTTTGGACTTTGCCCTCGATACCATCTTTGGGCTTAAATCCTCCGACCTCCCTTCTATCGCGGCTCTCGAATCTCGTAGAGTTTCAAACACCCAAGGGGACACCCCTGAGACTGAGCATGATCTCCCTAAGACTGAGCAGGATGCCCCTGCTGAGATTGATGTGGATGCCCCTGCGGTTGAGGAAGATGCCCCTAAGACTGAGGAAGATGCCCCTAAGACTGAGGAAGATACCCCTGCTGAGATTGAGCATGATCTCCCTGCCACCCCTGCTGTGATTGAGAAGGAAACCCTAGTGGAAGATATGCCCTTGATCCCGAAGGTGGAGACCACAACTCCCAAGGATTATGTACTCCTCGGCTCATTCAAGATCACGCCAGCTACAGCTCCCATACACCTCACACTCGTTCAGGTGGACTTTTCAGAGGTATCCGTTCACGGGTCAGTCGAGTTGTCTATTGGCAAGGTAGACTCTCTCGGCTTGCACAATGTGACTATCCGTAAGTAACCACCCACAATTCCCACCTTGGAGATAAAATGAACCCTCCCTTACTCTCTTCAATAAGGTTAGTCCCCCCGATGCGTATTAGGTCGAAGTTTATCCAACACTTCCTCGACAACCCCAACACTCAAGTCCCTTTTATTGACTTTCGGGTGGATTATCGTGGAAATTTATCGTCTGCAAACCCCAATCTGAAACCTCAGATCACCGAGTTGCCGATCCCCCCTTCCCTCATGTATCAGTACACGGATAAGTCTATCCCTTTAAAGGATTATGTTGAGGCTTGGAAAGAACTGCGGTTAAAGGCATCCCTTAAGACTAAGGATAAAGAATCTTTTGATTCGTTGTACTTATCCTACATCGAAGCCAACGCACACAAGTTCCTAAACGCGGCGGATTTTAATCGCCATTTTGTCTGCGTGTTCGGCACTCGGGTTCCCGACCACTTTCGCAATTTAACTTCTAATTTGACCAAAATCGATGGTAAGAGTCGTAGGGTGATCTCCCCAAAGGTTACCCCTGTGGTCAACGATGAACCTGTCGAACCTATCGTCAACGATGAACCTGTTATTCTTACCCCCTATCGAGTGGAGTCCATCAGCCCTCCCCCGCAGGTTACTACCGAAACCCCGAAATTGGATAGCTCCGTCTCGATTGGGGGCTTGACCTTCAAGGTCTCCGACCCAAGGGCTAAAATCTGTATCGGAGAGATTGAGTGTAACGACCTCTCCGCCTCAGGTGGCGTACTCTTGAGTGTCGGGAAGGTGGGGAATGGTAAGTTGTTCGATGTGATTATCGCAGGGGCTTAAAAGGGAACATCCTCATCCATCGAGTCATCCTCGATGGGTTTGATGATGTCGTTCTTGATGATCTTGGCAACCTCCCTGTTGGGAGCATCCCTAAGGGCTCCATAGACATCACCACCGTCTAGACTTTGAAACCATAACTCAAGGTCTATATCGTTGGGATTGCCCCCCCACGCCTTAATCAGCTTATTCTTGTTCTTTGCCACCGAATCCATAAGGAGTTCTTTCACTCCCCCTGCGGACTTGGTTGTACCTGCAATACGCTCTAGACGGGCTATTCTTCTGTGGAGGCGGATTATCTCATTTCTCATTGCACTATCCTTTGTGTTGTATCCATTCATTGAGCATTATAAATGAATAAAAGTTATGAGTTGAAGATGAGATAATAAATCCTAACAACTTTGCCGAGGCTGCCAAAGTTGTTAGTACCTGAATGAAGCTGGATACAAGGGGATGATCCAACGGGATTTGTGGTGTATCCCCTAAAGTAGAACTGATGATCTAAAGCGACATCTCCGTTTATCTCAAGACTATAGATTAGCCTGTCTTTGGGTGTTGTGTACGCGGCACCTATGTTGAAATAGAGGTCCGTGATATTGCCTAAGGCTACTGTAGCTGAAACCCCGACTTCCAAAATTTGAAACTTAAATCCGAGAGCGGACAAGATGCCGCTAGCACCTACTTGGAGAAGTCTATTATCCACAGCGGTAGGACCTGTGGTGGGTATATTGGTGCTAGAGACATTAATGTATGTGGGATTGGTGGGGTGGAAACCGGTCAGGTTGATATTTGCCCCAGCAATATCTATTTCGCCCAAGGTGGAAATAAGGTTAACACCTTGTGGTGCGATAAGAGATACTTCACCCGTAGTAGATGTAATCGAGACATCCCCCTCCGCCACCCCCGAGAGTGACCCTTTTGAAATGGCGTTCAAAGCGAGCCCTGTATAAACACCATCACCTATTGTGAGTTGAACGGCTTGGTCGGGTGTTCTACTACGGATAGTAGCGTTATCCGTATTTAGGATAGTTTGATCAGCAGAGACACCGAGGTAGAATCCTGTCTCTAGGTCTATGTCCACATTGGTGAATGTGAGGTTGATATTGGATAAGTTCTCAGTAGTGAGAGAGGTGAGATCGGGGAGAAGTAGTTGGTTATTTCCACCTATGCCAATCTCTACAGGGTCATGTGTCGATTCGGGAGTGTCAAAAGTGTAGTATGGAGCCTGAAATAGGATAGAATCTGAGGATTCAATCTTGAGCTGTCCATTGAGAGAAGTCATGTTAATGGTAGCGGAAGAAGAGATATTTAGTCCACCATCGGATACCTGTAGTAGAACATCAGAGTTAGTCGGACTGTTTGTTCCCCAAATAACACTCTTAGCCGTTAGGTCCAAACTACCGCTTTTTGCATGGGTAGTACCTGAGCCAGCTATGAGATAAATATCGCCCGCATTACCTGAGGAAGCAGTACCTGTTTGGATAGTCAAGTCTCCCGTAATAGGAGCGTCTTCCGTAAATACATCAAGCGATCCCGATTGGGTCGTTGCCGTGCCTGTATTTAGATATATGCTTCCCGAAGAACCACTAGTAGCTTGACCTGTTGTAGCTATCCAATCCCCTGTGCTCTCTGCCGACCCTGTAGAAATAGACACATCACCACTATTCGAGCCACCATCTCCACTAATAATGGATACTTCTCCGCTTATGGTGTCCGAAAAGCCTGATTGGATAAGTATATATCCGCTTTCAGTAATGCCATAACCTGAGTTAAGTGAAATATAGCCCGAAGATTGGTTGCTATCACCCGAAGAGAGGAGAACAAAACCTGAGTTTCCCGTTCCATAGGTAAGACCTGTAGAGAACTCGACATAGCCTGAGTCGGCAGAACCTGATGAGCTACCCGTTTTGGTAACTATCCGACCTGTGGGTTGGTTTCCTGTTGAGGTGCCTGTTGAGACAGAAATCTCTCCACTAGAGGCATTAGTTTGGGCGTTCCCTGTACTGAATGAGATGTCTCCACTACCGCTATTAGAACCAACACCATTTGCAGATGTTATGGATATGTCGCCCGAAGTAGAACCGCTTGCAGGTTTCCCGCTTGTAATGGATACCACCCCCCCTGTGGTGCCACTAAAACTGCCGAGTGTGATAGTGGGAGCGACATCAGGTGCTCCCTGTGCATAATAAGCACTTATTGTCACATATCCTGTTTGGACATCTGAATCACCGCCATAAATTTGGATACCCCCTCCTTGAGAAGAAGCAGCAATCGAGTCTCCGCCATAGAGGGAAACACCGCCTCCATTACTACCTGAAGTGGAACCACCGCGACCTCCGCTGATGAGGACGACACCACCTCTTTGTTCAATCCCGCTAGAGGCAAGGAGAGAGATATCTTGTCCTCGGGCATTAGCGAAAAGCGAAGACGAAGATGTGGGGTCTAGTCCCTTTAGAGTTCTAGTGGGCAGTTCACCGAAAAGCTGATAAAATGAGGATAGATTTGCCATGTTGACCTCGGTAATAGAAATGTCCACACCACTACAAATGATAAAGAGCCTACTAATGAGTTATGAAAAGATAAACAATCCTAATCACTACGATGGGAATGGATTAAAAGCGATTGATGTGATTGAGGCGTATGGGCTGAACTTCTCTTTGGGTTCAGCCGTCAAATACATCCTCCGTGCAGGTAAGAAACCTGGCGAGAACACACTAGAAGACCTGAGGAAAGCCCTTTGGTACACGCAACGCCAAATTCAAATGCAAGCCCATACATCAATCACAACAACCCCCTCCCTCTCTCTAGTGGAAGTACAAAAAGCCTTCCCCCTATCCACACACCTAAACAATGCACTCGTGGCACTTCTACTCAACCAACTATCCAATACCGAATATCACCTACAGGCAGAGCTAGAACGGATAACCTCGGTTTAATACTTTTTTTATGGGGACAGAATATGTCTGAACCCAACTTTGGAGTAGATGATGAACGACCTAAGAAAAGCCGTTATCCGTCTCGCGAACGAGAACCCTGATATCCGTCCCTTTCTAATCCCCATCCTGAAGGGAGAGGGACACACAGCATCTGTAGATAAGTCGGCTTCACCTGCCGACACGGGTGCTTTTGCTTGTTGGGCGATTTTATCCAATCCAATCGGCATGACAGAAAACAATGTGAAGAGTGCTCTTGTGAGTAACGGAGTATCCATTAAGGAACCTGCCGCAGATATTCCTTCTGCGGTCAGAGGTCCTTTAAGTGTGGGAGAGATTGTGCTTGTTGATGCTTCTAAGTGCGTGAACCCCACCAATAAGAAGAACTGCGAAGCACTTGGATTCAATCCAGCTAATCCCGTTTACTTCATTGTAAAAGATGTGATCTGCCCTGAGGATATGGATGAGAAATGCACAGTCGTCATTTCCCCGCTACTTGATGGTAAGGTTGGTTCTAGGACTTTTAACTTTGAAGCCGCGTTGCCTACCCGCATCGCAGGACTTCTTAAGGATTTAGAGAGGGCTACAAAGAAGGGCGATTTGGATAAGGTCTTGGAGGTAAAAAGAGAACTGCGTGAAAAGAGCCTTACTCCCCATGACGGACTCGGCATTTATAGATCAGGGTTCAAAAACCTTGCCGCCTATCAGAAGTATCTCGCCATGTTTGAGGGACAGACCCAATTTGTGGTCGTATATGAGAGAGGAGGCTCTGCACCTACTCCCGCTATCCGTAAAGACTTTGTTAGTACTTCCGTTGGGGCTAGAACAAGGAAAACTCAGATGTTGGGCGAGTTTGCCGACATTATTGACCATGTAGAGGCATTCTCTAGCCGTTACTACATCGGTCCAATCAAATATGGCATGACGGGTAAAGACGGAAGTCTCTACTTCGCAATGGATACAAAACTATCCGCAGGAACGGACACTTTCTTCTCGCCTTCTAAGGGCAAGGTTTACTTCATAGCTCCCTTATCCGAGCTTCCCTCTACTTGGGGCGAGGACTTGAGAGCTAGACTTGCCGATCTCGCCAACCTTGAGGGCTGATCAGTCCTCGTGATACTCGGTCACAAGATTATGACGCTTATACACGCGAGCCTCACCCCACTCGCGTGAATCCATCTTGATCATGTAGATCGAGTCCTTGATCGTGTCCAACTCCTCTTCGGTTAACTCACGCCCCATCAGCGTGACAATCTTGCCGAGAAGAGTCTCCTCATGGGCGGCTACAGCCGCCTTAATCACCTTGGGGGGATAAACCTTCATCTGTATTCCTTTCTTAGGGTTGGTTGGTGGGGGGGTTGCCCCCCCCCTTTCTCAGTCCGTCAGACCCGTCATCAGCCACTCCCGATCCTCCGCAGGGAGGCGGGGCAGGGAGGTCTGGATCAGGTTGCCGCCCTCCCACATCTTCAGCCCCTCCGCCAGCCCCTCAAGGGGCAGGGTGCGGGTGGTGGTGGGAACCCACCCATCACCCTGGCGGGTCACCTCGCCCGTGGTGGTGTTGAGGGTCAGGCTGACGGGGCCGAAGGGGCGACGGATGTTGAAGCTGATGTTCTGCATGATGTCTTATCTCTCTCTTTGTTGGGGGGGGGTTAGGTATCTATCTCTCACACCTAACTAATAATGGATAACCCCCCTTGGGATACTCTATTTACACGGCTACGAAGATATGATCTTCCGTGCTAAAAATCTCGCCCCTTACCCAAACAAAGTCGTCATTTACATCAGTTACAAAACCTTCAGATATGGTGGTTCTGTACCTATTTTGAACAATCACCTTCTGCCCGACAACAAGGTCTTCTGAAGGTGTTGTGTCAGATAGGATAACAGGGGTGGAACTGAAAGCTCTTTCGCTCGCGATCCTACAAGATCGAACGGCATCTTGTAAAGAGGCTCGGGCTTCGTCCAAGGCTTGAGATGCCCTTACCACATTCGCGATTGCTCTATCTACGGATAAGATAGCATCGCGGGCTTCCTTGATGGCATTATTAGCCTTCTCTATGGAGAACAGGTCATGTATCTCAGGAAGGCGAGCCTCCACGAATTCTATTGCCTTCTCTGCCGCTACGGCAGAGTGGCGTGAAGTATCCGACGCTTTGAGAGAACTCATTTCTCTTGGCTAACCTCAATGTCCTTACAGGTTTCACAGGTTCCCGTCCTACAGGCTAATCCTGTCTTATGACACTTCGACCATGAGGCACTAAGATAGTGTCTCACGACTTCTGCCGCACTCATCCGTCTACAGACGGGACAAAGCATAATATCAGGAGCTAGCTCGTGTACATAGTACTCGTTACAGGTCTTTTGGCAGAGATCACAGGTTATCATTTCTTATCCTATCTTCTCCTAAGAGAAACTAACCATTGCGTTATCTTGGTGGCTAGAGGAGAGTTCGAGTGTTTATCGGGGTGACAAAGTGTGATTAACTCACGGATAGAATCTTGTGTGAGAGAACCAGCAGAGGGTGGAGGAGGCGGAGGAACGGGTCGTTCAGCGAGTTTCCGCTTTAACTCGCTGACCTCCTTTTCGAGAGAATTGACCAGCAATTGTGTGGCTTGGAGCTTCATTTGTAACGAAGCGTCAGGAGACCTTATATCAACCTGTTGGAGAGGGGGAGTATTGATCTTCTTCTTAGCTTCTTCTTGAAGGCGGCGGAAAGCCGCATCCACGGTTCCGAGCTTGTGTCCTTGTTCTTCTCTCCAACAATAGATGCAGGAACGCTGATAAGACTGCTCTTTGACATAAGGCAACTGACAATGGGGGCAATTGACCAACATGGGAAAATCCTTGTTAAGATGGGTCGTTCACCTCACTAATATTGGATAGTGATGTTTGGGATACTCGCTTGTCCTTAGAACAAGTCTTGAGGCACATCAAAGCGGACTTTCTTACGCATCCTATCAGCATATCCAATAGTGGCTTGGACGGAGTGATTTATAGGATTACGCTTGAGAGTCTTAACATCATAGTCCATCCGTTCAGGGTCAAAGAAATCACTTGATGTGGCTACGATGAGAAACGGATAGAGAGCCTGTGAAGGGAGCCCATTTGGGTCTATGGTGAGAGCGATAAAGGTGGGGGTACTGATCCATCCATTTATGATGAGCGTTTTCTCCCTGCCCAATATTGTGGTGTATTGCCGAAGGTCAATAATAGAACCCCTTGAGCCAAAGGACAGAAGAACAGCCCTTTCACCTTTGCGTTTCCAATAAGTTGGAATAGCAGGCGTGTTGGGAACAGAGTCCCACCACTCAAGCAGAGACTCGGGGTCGTTCACTTCCGCTACTAGACTAGATATTTTAGTGACTAAATCGGTATCCATTAGACGGTCTCCACTATGGTGAACTTGGTTTTCCACTTATCGTTTTTGTACAAAGAAGTGGGCAATATCTTGCTGATGATGTTGGGTTCAAAGATATTCCCAATCATCTCAGTAGAGGCTTGGTGTCCCGCTTTGGGCGTATAGATGGCACCATCGGATTTGGCTACAAACAAATAAGCATGAGGGTCACCTAGTTGTTCGTTCAGATATCTGATGCGTACATATTTACGCAACACTTCGGCAGACATCCCCAACAACTTAGCCGCATTAGTTGAAGCCGTTACCACATCAACGGATACTTGCTCAGGGGGTTGTGGTAGATCAGGCTCCATCTCCTGATCTGAGACTTGAGGTGTCAGATCAGGGACTACAGGAGTCTGAGGGTCGTGAGCAGGAGCGATGCCTTCTTCTATGGTCGCTTGTGTTCTCCACTTGGGGCGGAGTTTACTCATACGGGTAAATGAAGTAGCGTCTGCCACATCCTTATCCAATAGGTTAGCGATATTCACATCAAGGTTGGGGAAGGCTTTTGTCTTGGGTACAAACAGGTTGCCTGAAGCATAGTCCAAGAACATATAGGCATGAGTGCTTAGTGTCTCATTGTTCGTGTACACGAAGGTTCCGTACTTACGCCCACTCACATAGGATAACCCAAGCCCTTGGGCAAGTCCATTCCCTTTCTTATCCATTTCGCTCTTTGAGCCTACAGCAGCGGATACTTCTGTGGGGGCTGTGGGAGCTATTGGGGCTGTGGGGGTTGGAATGTCAACGGTTAACTCTGTTTCAGACGGAACAACCAAATGTTTCCGAGAACCAAAGAATATCATCTCAAACTTCTCAGACATAATCTCAGGCAGGTCACCAACTGCTCTAAAAGACAAAGCCTCACAAAAGTGTTCTTCCGAGTTAGTTCTCGCGTATCGGGTGGGCAAGAGACCACGGTCTATTGCACCCTCTATCAAAGTTAGTTCTATTGCCATGCGGGTTAACCTGTCTAACTCACGAGTGGATATGGGATGAAAAAAGCCCCCCAACTTATTGTTTTGTACTATCCCATAGGTATTATCCATCCCTTTTCCTTCGTAATCTCTAGATGAAAGTATCCTCCGAGTACACCCAGGGTTAGTTTGTTCCGCTGTCGAAGCAGAGACTATATAATATAGTTTTCCCTTTCCTACAAAGGAAAGAGCCTGTATAAAACTCGGGGGGGCGGAGGGACGAGGGTCGTCGTTAACAACAAAAGAAGCCTTCACCTGAACGCCTAGCATGGCGGTTTTGTTCGCCTCAAAATTAGCGGCACCCGAACCACCTTTTAAAGCCTGTATGTGCCATTGAGCCCACTCCATTTTTTTTGGGGCTTCCATTGTTCTATAGTAGCGATGTCCTAGCTCATGTAAAAGGGTCCTTAGACCTATCTTCCCTCCAAATAATGTTTTATGCGTGTAAAAAGTGATGAAATCCAAAGAAGGGTCATAGGTGGCAAGAACCCCTGAGGCTGCTAGCGGATGTGTAATAATTACATCTCCGTACAAGACTTTTGTGAAGTTTGGGATAACATCGTTGGTTGCGTATTTGGCTAGTTTGGCAATAACCTTTTGGGCAGTTTCGACATCCTGTCTAGGAAGATTCGTTGGGTTTTGGATTTTAAACGGACCTGCCGTTATTTCGTGATCCGTTACCAAAGGATAGGTTGCCAACTCTAATAGAGCCTTCAACGCTTCCCTCTTGTCCGGATTATCCAGAAAATCGGCAGCCTTCGCAGTTGTAATTTTTTTGAACCTCTTACCGAAACCCTCAGTCTTACTAAACTTCTTCATGAAGCTGAGTTTATTTGATGGAAAAGCTACTCTAGTATAGACAAAGAGGAACAGCCTATGAACTGCCTCAATATCGCTATTGAAAACGGATATTGAGGCTCCATTTAAGACCTTTTTTGCTCTCTCTACGGTTTCCCCCATATCGAATGTACCGGGGTATCTTATCCCAAAATCAGTATACTTAACTTTAACACCTTGTAAGTGCGTATGACTTGCGATCCTGCGGAAATATCCGTGCAATTTATCTCTCCTAGTGATGATTTCCTAGAGAGAGAAATAATAAAAATACTATCGAACACGCTCCCAAGACGAACTCTTCACAGGAACTCGAACAACCTGAGCGTTCTCGAAGGAGAGAAGTTTCTTGGCTTGACGAGCCGTTTCCCTGCTAGTAAAAAAAGAGCCGCTTGGTGTTGAAGCTATGTCACCGCTAGGTAGAAGAATCGCATAAATATAAAGTGCAGTCTCGGACATAAACATAACCTTTGAGATGTGGGTGGGGGACAGGGGGACTACACATCATACCACACGCATAAGGATGGAGAAGGAATGGATAATATGTTTCATAGGACTAAGCTAACCGCAGAGCAACAGGATCAGGTTCTTGATCTTGTGCTGAAGTGTCTTGGGCAGTACATAGTGTCCAATCAAATAACTGCACTCGATGGATGTGAAAAGGAGCGGGAACAACTAAAAGATTTCTGTGCTCAATCTTTTGACCGCTTGTTTCATCTGATTGTCTCAGGTGATAACAAACCTTGGGGATGGGAAGTGTTCTCCCAATCGAGTACACAACCTGCCAATATCGAGGAACTTATCCAATATACGCAGTACGAGTTTGGAGGGCTTTGGACAGATCAGAATGGATACTTGGTGCAGGCGTGGCAGGTCTTGGATAAACAAGACCGATATCTTGTCTTTGCTCCCTTGTTGGAGGTAACACCAAGTTTTGGTGATTTTAAGAAGCTCTACGATAACTTCCCTGAGTTGGTTGAAGATGTATCTTGGGACATCCCCTCCCAAGAGTTAAGGATCAGTCTCCTAAGTAAGCCTTAACTACCCTGCGGATACTTTCCGCCCTCTTCATCGTTCCTTCCCCTTCTATTGAACTCAATCCCATGTATTTATCCTTATCGGATACTTTATCAAAGGCTTTGTGTAGATAGCTCGTTATAAGATGCTTAAATCTAGGGTCTCTCGTGGGATCAGTTATGTCCCTCCAATTATCCGTCTCAACTAAGACCTTATTCTTATGTGTAATGGATAAGCGAGGTGGGTTCAAGAGTTTTATGGATAATGTAAGCCCATATGCAGACTTATCCATTTTGGATACAGATATTCCTTTAAGCGACACTTCTTCTTGTGTCTGAACAAGCCGACCATTGTGAGGACTTATTTGAGTCTTCAAGTCGGCTAAGAAGTCTATCAAGGCAGGTTGGTTCATCTGTTCTTGCCCCCCTATGATCACATACGCACAACCCCGATAGAGCTTCTATTATTGGATGGTTTTATCTAATAGCGGTGGAGGTGTAAAAATGGTAGAACCACCGAAAAGTGGTGTGTGGATGGAGGAGCGTAAGCTAGCGATTTTGTTGCTAGACCTAATAGGTTCAACAGCATTTGTCCAAAAGTATGGAGCAAAAGCCGCAGCACTTCACTTTCAAAAGCATGATAGAGCAACTAGGTCATTGTTATATCGCTTCAGGGGTAGAGAAATAGACCGCTCCGATGGTTTCTTATGCTCCTTTGAAAATGTCATAGATGCAGTCAACTTCGCTCTCGTCTACCAAAAGACAATCCCGCCTGTCACAGGGATTGGGGCTAGGGTAGGTATCCATTGGGATAAAATCATCGAAGTCCATCAGGATGATGTGTGGGTAGCTGCAAATGCAAAACGGATAGAGCTAGAGGGATTGGCTAAAAACATCGCTGCTCGTACCATGTCCTTATGCGTATCGGGACAGGTTCTCCTGACAAGAGAAGCCATGAATGTTATCCGTTTCCGCACCAATAAAGACACTCCACCCAATACCCGATATGTTTGTGTAGGCAGGTACAAGTTTAAGGGTGTTCGACAAGCCCAAGAGATTTATGCCGTAGGGGAAACACTTGAAAGCCTTGATCCTCCCCCCGATACGGAAAAGGCAAAGAGAATAAAAGGGCTCAAAAAATCAAAAATCCGTTGGGTTAACCTTACACGAAAAGAACGACTTTGGTTTCTCTATTACAAACTCTTGTGGATATGCGGATTTCTATGGATATGTCTTATCTACTTCCTGCTCTCAAGCCCTTTCCTTCGAGAAGTTTCGGGACTTCAGTCATTCGATTGGATTGATGATGTCAACAACTTCGTCAAAGCCGTGTATACACAAGTCCTCAATCTACTCAGGAAGAGTATCAAATGAACACGCCGCAAAAGACCCCCGCTCCACCAATAAACAAACCCACCATGAACAATAAGCAATTCACACAAACAGAAAAGGCGAAACGGGGCTGGTGGGCAAGTGTAGTTTTCATGTTCCTTATTGTCGCCCTTATCATCTTTTTATCCTATGTTCAGATAGTAGAACAAAACAGGGATATTTTGATCGGCATCATCGGAATGCTTACAGGGTCTATTTCTAGTATGCTCGCCATCGCTAGCGGAAGAGACCCAAGCGAAGTCGAAGACCTTAAAGATAAACTCTCCACAGCTAATGCTGATCGTGCCGCTCTCATCGCTCGCCTAAGAGATGCCCAAATCCAAATGCAACTCTTAAGGGAACAAGTCTTTGAACTACAAAATGCCGTTATTGAAAGATTGTCCATTTTCGCAAATGGACAGCCCCCGATCAGGACAAAGAAAGAACAAGATGTTGTCCTTCCCAACATCGTTAATGAATGGATACCCAAAACAGAAGAGCCCAAGGACTAACTAGTCTGTGATGCCATCCTCATATCCATCCACATCACCTGAACAATCCTCGCTCATAGGCTGTAGATAATCCTCTATCACAGCCGCTACTCTTACAAGTTCTTCCACCTCTGTCATTTTACCCGCTGGTCTTGTTCTCGTTACAAATTCTAACGCTATCTGCAACGCTACCTTCCTCGCGTTAAATGAACCCTCCGCCAAGTCAATCACCATAAGATACCTCACTCAGTCAATGGTTGCCGTCTCAGATTACCGACACATAGTCGGAAAACTTATAGTTTATTTATAGTACCCGCCAAGGGCGTAAATGGATAATCCCCTATCCATTAATCCTTTGGAGATTTGATCATGATCAGAAGAACCGCATCGGAAGTTTTACAGAGCCTTGAGGCTCGCGTTGCTCGCCTCGAAGGTCGTACCAAGACCTCAGCTCGTGGTGCCAAGACCCTCCAAGAACTGGCTCAGTTAATGGGTGAAAAGTACATAGCCGCGTTCCGCAGGAGCCACGGCAAGACCGTCTATTGGAAATCCGTAGGTGAGAGTCTTGAGAATTTCGTATATGGGAAGCTTGACTCCGAGCTAGAGATTGAGGATTGGAGCGATCTCAATAGCATCTATGCTGCGGTGACGGGTATCTCCACCCACCCTGGACATAGCTATGATGGCTGGTCCCAAGAGGAACCGACCATCGCTGTTGAGGTCACTTTTACCAACTCCTTGGCCGGTGCAACTACACGCCGCTTATCCCTTAGAATGGAGACTGACAAGAACGGTAATGCCAAATTTGGGTTAGATATGAGCTACTGATCCCTCTATGACTAAGTTTTAAGTGCTGGCGGTCGGGGTTGAGCGTTAAAGCATTTATTAAACCTCCTTTGTTAGGAATTACAGGAGGTAAATAATGGCTGTTGTATTCAAAAGGGATCAAATTCTTGGTCGGGGAGATTTGGATATATTTTTAACCAACTCCGCAGGGAATGTATCCAATGCGGCAGAGATTACTTACGCACTTTACTTTGTGGATATTGGACCACCTGAAACAGATGTGTTGATAGGTGACCCCGCACGGATACCCGAAAACCCGTCAGTAGGTGAATACTATGCCTCCGTCCGTATCCCCACAACCGCGACTTTTGGACGATATAGGATAAGATGGACGCTTAAAGAACTAGTTAATTCCCCACCTCAAACCGTAGTTCAAGAGTTTGAAGTGGTATCCGATGCTGTTGTTCTTGGTGTTTCCATGACCGAAGGTCAAAAGACCATGGTCTATAAGCTCCGTATGCTTTTAAGAGATTCTAATCCCGATAAGTTTTATCACTTTAGACCCCCTGAAAACGAATCCCACATCAACAACTACAACAGAGTCTTCGGGCAAGTTTGGGAAGATGAAGAACTTCTAGAGTACCTAGAAAGATCGCTCGATTGGTGGAATATGCAGCCCCCTGAAACTGAAGATATTTCCAATCTCGATCAACTCATCCTACAAAAACCCGCTTGGAGAACTCCCATCTTACAAGGAGCTATCCAATTCGCGGCTATGGCTTTACAAGCGAATTGGATAGTAGATGAGTTTGATTACTCCATAGGAGGCATCTCTCTCAGTATTGACAAATCCTCCAAATATGAAGGACTAAAATCATCCGCCGAATCTATGTGGCAATCTTCCGTTGAAGCAAAAACACGCACAACAAAATTCATGCGTGGACTGCAACAACCCAAATACGGTGTGGGCATCAGGTCTGCCTTTGGACCTCACACGGGACGCGGCGTTCTTTCGCCCCGAAACTTCCTGTGATTTAGGTGTTATCCTCGGTTGGATTTTTCTTCGGACGACCTACGGGAGATGCAGCGGGTTTCTGATATCTTAGCTCCATCTCTACAGCGAGAAGTCTTTTCTCTAGGTCGGACATTTGCTTCCCCAATTCGCCCCGTACCTTACTATCCAATTCCTTGGCTTCTCTAGTGACATTGGATAAGCCTTGGTTGATGGTGCCAACCTGATTAAGTGCTTCTTGGTGTCTTTCGTGACATTGAGAGTTTAACTGTTCTTGTGTGGCTTTGGATAGTTCTAGCTTGTCGATGTATTTCTTAGCTAGGACAGCCATGACAAGTAAAGCGGCGAGCCATACATTGTCTCCTGCCAAACGGATAACTTGTACAAGGTCTAGCTCTAGCGGGTCTTGGCTTGGTTGCTGAACAATCGGTTGGGTTTGAACAATAGGTTGTGGTGGAGGCTGAATGACTACAGGGCTCAAAGGTTCTGAGGGAGCGGCTTCGACATCCGATTTAGGGATAGACTTGAGTGTTTTGCATTGGTCTAAATCCGAGACCTTTGTCTTTCCGTCAATCACCCAAAGGTTGCCTTCTCTTGTAATAACGGAGGCGGGCGATATGGTGCAACTCATGATTTGATCCTCTCGATATATATCATTGTGGAATTCAGCTATAAACGCCCTATCACAAGAGAGGTCTAAGATCGCAGACAGCAGATCACAGGCTCTATATGGATCATTATGAATAGCTGATGCCCTCTGTAGGACTCTCTCGGCTCTCCAAGTGTGGTTTCCGCTACACTCGCTTAGTATCTTAAATACTTTGTCTTCAATAAGCGGCAGAATGCCTTTATTAAGGGCTTCTTTAAACCGAGCCTCGTCCGAAACGATTAGGTTATCCCAAAGTCTATCGCACCACCAAACCCAAAATAGATCGTTCACCTGCACTCTCCCTTGGGGTTTTATTCTCCAAGTCAATAAAACCCCCAAAGGATTCGGATTTGTAGTTCGGATAACCTGAAAAAGATTGAAAGAGAATTTAAATTTGGTATAAGTGTGGAGATGCGACTATAGCTCAGTTGGTAGAGCGTCACGCTTACACCGTGAATGTCACAGGTTCAAGTCCTGTTGGTCGTACTCTGACCTGCATAATTCCGTGTGGGCAGAGCCACCAGCCCTAGGTTGGTGTGCGTGGTGTTGTAAGGGATTTGACCCAAGGGTAAAACCAAGGGTCAAATCCCTTACGATTTTATAGGCTGTTGAGAAACAGAGCCAACTCCGTTTCCTGAGTAGACATGGAATAGGTGGGGATGCCGAAGGAGGAAGCGGCACTAAGTGAGACTGCTAGATGTTCATCGGGAGTGTCTGCTAGATAAACAAAGAAGTCTCGCCCCTCAAGGAGAAGGATGTTCTTGAGCTTGTTGGATATCTCAATACTAGGCGTATTGAGGGTAATAGGACAAATCTCGGAGCCTAGTTTAAGTGTTTTATCGGAAAAGTATCCGCAGTAGTTTACGCCGTGCTCTAGGATGACCTTGTTAGGTGTTGCTTCCTGTATGAGCATTTCAGCGGGATGCTCATTTCGAGTACACAGCGTGAAACCCTTATTGGATAAAAATAGGGCTAGTTTGGGTATCCGTCTAACATCTTTTTCGGAGAGCTGCGACTTATTGGATAAGAAAGCGTATGTTTTCATGTTCTTTGAATTCTAAGCGAGAGTGAGTGTATCAATCAAAATGCAGACACACATTAGCAGTTCTTCACTATAGAAACAGTCCCACATTTTAAACCTCGATACTTTCTGATAGATGAGGGGAAAAAGGGAGATCAGACTATCGGTGACAGAGCCTATCATATATCCTCCGCAGGAAGGACTTGTTGGGTTGAGCTTGGATAAGTGCTTTTAGGATTTTGATATTCGTAGAGTTTGTAGCGTGTTCCGCTGCCTCACGGATAACTTCCAACAATAAAGCGTCTAGTTGTGTGTCCAAGTCGTGTTGGTGGTGGACTAGTCCGTTACCTTTTATATTTCTTGGTTTACCTTTGGGGAAGAAGGTATAGATGTAGGTGTAGTATGCGTTGTGGGCTGAAATGGATATTGTGTGGTGGGTGTGGATGATTGTGAGTTGTGCTTCAAAAGATAAGGACAGGGATTCCTTTGCGGGGTTGTACTCTATAACTCTAACGCGGGCTTGTTGTGGAGTCCAAGTGAGGTCAAGACAATCTTGGATGACCCGAGAGATATCCATATGGCAACCTTAGTGTGAGACAGATGAAACCCATACATAAACAAGCTATGGAATTAGCCCTGTCGAATGGGGGGAAGTATCATGTAGCCTGTGTGCTATACAGAAGGGGTAAGCCTGTCTATATTGGAGTGAACACAGATAAGACACACCCTAGGTTCAGGAGAATAGCGGCTGATGGTACGGTAGTTTGTACACTTCATGCTGAGATGTCCGCTTTGAGGTTCTCCCAACCTGGGGATACCCTTGAGGTCTTGAGGTTTTTAAAGGATGGTTCCACAACGATGGCTAGACCTTGTGTTCATTGTCTTAAACACATAAGGGCTAGCCAGCTTAGTCGAGTGAAGTACACCTTATGGGATGGCTCTTGGGGTGTCTTATAAAGACAAACCCCCCTTGAGGACTTATAACCTCAAGGGGGGTTTGTCTCGGCACTTAATCTTGTTGGGTATTACTCGTTCTCTGTACGACCCTCAAGAGAAGCCTTGCGAGCATCCTTGATCTGATTAACAGCCTCAAGAAGAGCCTTACGGACACGGACACCTGCTGCCTTGTTGCCGTTGTCGGACTTCTGAGCATCGCTCTCGATCTCGATGATTAGGTTCTTAAGGGACGCGATACGCTGAGACATGGTTGCACTCATGACTAACTCCAAAGAGGGGGGGTGGGTTGATAACCCCTCAAGTACCCTTATAATACCCTTAAAACAAGGGTTCATGTTTTTTTAACAAATTTATGACTTCGTTCAGGTCTTGTCCGAGAGCTAAGACTTGTCGGTAGACATCCATGTTGGTATGAAAGGCGAGGATTCTGAGTTGAGGGATTTTACAATGGTTCTTGGTACGCAGGATTATCTCACCCTGATCTGTGACCCAAATATCCTCATCCCCATTTATTTTGCTCTTGGTAAATAGGATAATCCGTCCGTTCCTGTTGACCCAATCTTTGGCTTCTTGGATAGCTTCGGGTTTCTTAGCTAAGAAGTCTAAGAGTATGTCGGTGGGTATCAAGCCCTGCGGGGACACTTTCCACTCAAGATACAAAGTGCTTCATCCACTTCGCCTTGTCGGTATCGGTCGAGTTGACCCAATCAACAAAGACCAAGCGATCACCTGTTTTAATTTCTTCGGGGTCTGTGTAGACGCACTTATCTACATAAGGCAGTAAGCGTAGTTTAGGCTTCAGTTGGGTTGGGACTACTACTTTATATCCGTCTCGATACATCTGAGTAATAACTAGTTCTATCATATTATCCTCCCATCTTGAAAGTCCCCCCCACCTTTAGTTTAGGTGTAGGGGCAGCCCAAGGATCGGGTTTAGGTTGTGTGTTTCCACCTAGCAGAAGGCTTCCATTAGGTGGTGGCGTATTAAAAGCACTCGCCTTAGGCGATTGTACCTGCGAAGTATTCGGTTGGACCTGAGGAGGAATTGGGCTAGGGTCTATTATAATTAAGGGGGGTGTTTCTTTGGGCGTGTTCCCCCACACTTCTATCTTATTGGGCTCTACGAAGTTCTCGAAATTGGATAGTCCTTGCCATCGAGAGCTATCCGTGGCTGAAGTGATATTAGGGTTTAGGATAAGTCGGTCTACCTGAGTGGAGATGCGTGTATCCCAAGTTGAAGTAGCCCAAGATGCCCTACCGCACTCTCTATTTTTGCACACACGGCAGAAGATTTCCTGTACCTGAGTGTTGGTGACAGAGGGATCAGCTTTTTTAGCGTCTTCAAAACAAGCGGAGAAGAGGTCTTTTTTCATAGAGGGGGGATTATCCTTTCCCCCCTTTGGGGAGAAGGTTTAGCTAGGCCTGAAAAGGGCGGATATATCCCTGCCCTGATATTTAACGACAAAAGATAATCCCGCCTGCGACTTTATCCAATAAGCCACATCTTGAGCAGACTTTTCGGATAGTTCAGTTAACTCATAGGTGGGTTTTGGAGGTTCAGCGGGCTTGGGAGGGGCTTTGGGTTTTGGCTCAGGCTTTTTCCCACCGAAGATACGGATAAGTTCGGGGTCACCTTCACCTTGTTGAATGTCGCGTAGGTTATCAGGGACTGTCCAATCCTTACCTAGCTCAACATCGACAAGTAGGGGGACATCCCAATTCATGCGTTGGATGATTTTATTGCGGGTCATGATTTCGCAGACCACGGGGATTGCCTCAGTCAGAAGGTCTTTGTGGATTTCAAAGACTATTTCATCGTGGACGGTGAGGATCATTTTAAATCGGTCGAGCCATCCGTTCTTTTTAACCGTCTTGTAGATGAGGCTCATAGCGAGTTTAGTGACATCTGCGGAGGTTCCCTGAACGGGTCCATTCACCGCCTTGCGTTCATCTTTAGAGCGATGACGGAAGTTTTTATCCTTGATGGAGGGCAGGGGTTGTACACGCCCCATAGCGGTTTTGACATATCCGTTTTTACGACCGAACTGATGCTGATGATCCCACCAGGCAGTTAGTACATCATAGGTCTTGGTGAAGACCTTGTACTTTTCATTCCCTTCCTCTTCATTACAGCCGATGGAGCGTTGAACTGCTTTGCCTGTACCGCCATATGAGAGAGCGAAGTTACAGGCTTTGCCGTTACCACGAAGGGCTTTCCAATCAGGGCGAGATTTAGAGGCTTCCCCATAGAAGGCTACGGCAGTAATGGTGTGCAAATCACCAATCTTATCCGAACCACAAATACAAACAGGAGGTGGTGCGGCTCTAAAGCCTTGGTCGTCCATTTCTCTTGGAAACTGATTCCCGCACTCTGAACACTCAAAAAATGCTTTTATCCATTTTGGCTCGCCTGAGAGATTGGTGACAAGTCGTAGCTCAACACCTGAGTAGTCGATAGCGGCGAGATACCAATCAGGGTGTCTCACCGCTATGCACTTACGGAGGTTTGAGATGCACTCAGGTTTCGTAGGATCATAGGTGGCAGGGATGCCTTGAAAGGGTACACGGCAACCACCATCTTTTGTCTTTTTGGGGTCACTAGTAGTTTTACACGAGAAACGACCTGTATCAGCGGCAAACTGATCAAACTTAGGCATGAGCGTTCCATCTTCTGCAATATCTTCCACAAAGGGAATAAGATACTGCCCAAGGGACTTCCCAAGCATACGATAACGCTTCACCTTATCCATAAAGGGAAAGCTCTCGCTCGCCTTTTTAATAACTTCATCAAGAACATCGCCTGAGGTGGCTACCTGACCCGACTTCTCTGTTGCGATGAGATTCGGGACTTGCAGTTCTCTAAATAACAATCCGAGTTGCTGTGGACTGAGTAGATCGTAAACAATCGGGAAGTCCACATCCTCCATACCTGCCCCTCCCTGAATATCTCCATCTATCTCTAGCTCTCCTTCTTCATCGGTTTGAAAACTAGCCGTGCTTAGTACGCGAACGGATTTGGTGATTGTTCCCTTTATATCAGGATACATTCTATCCGCTTCCTTGCGGGCTTCGTCTACACGGATTTTGTAGTTGTATCCATTTCCCACTTCCGTGTGGTCGAAGCGATTTAGACCTTTAATGTCGCCCTTAAGTATCCGTATATAGTTGGGCAGTATATCTCTGCCCACAAGATCAGAAGCTCCCTTGTACACATCTAACAGAGAATCAAACCACTCCTTCTGTCCATCTTGGCAAAACCTCAACGCCGTCTTTTGATCGACATAAACCCTGTTACGATGAACCCATCTAACAGAGACAAGAGTTGACTTCTCTAGTGCGTAGATTGTGTTAGTGTGATAACCGCTGTTTGTGTATTGCTTATTCAGCACCTCATACAAAGCAAGCGTACACATGGCATCCGCAGCCCCATACCACTTACAAGGTTCCCAACTTGGGTCTATCTTGGAGTAGTTCTTATTCGGACTATCAGGCATGAGATCATCCAACTCTATCATCTCACGCTCAAGTAACTCCTTACTCAAATGCTTTAAGCCGCGTCCTCCCTTGGTGCGAGGATCAAGAAGATACTTCAAAATGTAGGTGTCATGCCACTTGCCACTATCCCAACGGGCTTCCCCCAAACCCTTGTGGTATCCATTAAACTCCAAAACCTCTTGGTCAAAGCCAGCATTGTGAAATACAGGCTGTGCTTCTACAGATAAATCAAATAACCTCTCAAGGGCAGGTCCAATCAACCGCCAAGGTACATTGTGTTCTTGTCCTTCTTGATGAGCGATGGGAAAATAATATCCCTTATTCTTAGTAGGGGCAAGACACACCCCCACAATTGATTCTCTTGTGCGTCCATTAAAAACCCTCAGGTCTAACCCTGTGGTCTCCGTATCCAATCCGTATGTGCCACTAGGGGCATTTATGCACTCATCTATTGCCCTATCTAGATTATCGCGTGTGCCGAGGATCAGTTCACAATCCTTCATCCACAGCTTCTGCGAGATTTGTGGTCTACGCAACGCCTCCAACATATCCATTAACATAATCAACCCTCCCTTTCTGTATGCCACCTACCACTTTGGTGGATGGTGCTCTTCATATATAAGATCAGCACCACCCACCACACATGGTAAAGGAGACTGACCATGCCCCACCAACATCCACTACCCATTCTTTACTACTTTGGGCTCTGCGTTGAGGTTTGTCTGTTTCTTAAATCGGAAGAAACAGACGAAGCCACAAGAGAACAACTCCTCGAAGATGTCGCTGAGGAAGTAATCAATCATAATGTGGACTTCTCGAAGTATCCAATTCTGTATCTATCTCTTGTTCAATGTCATGAACTTTTGAGAAGGCATCACGAACCCTTTATTCAGGAGTTTAGGGTAAAAAGCCCCTCCAAAGCTGAATGGGTTTTGACGCTCCCACAACCCGTGCAAGATGTAACCTATACTCCTGATGGAAGCATACAGGTTACATACGCTGAAATGGATAACCCTCTCAACAATGGAAAAGTGTGTATCCCCACCCCCCCAATCCCCAATCTATCCATCTCGCATCAGCCTATTGTGCGAGGTGTTGTTATCTCCGTGGAGCATCAACCCACCTGATTATCTCGTTACGGTGATGCGGTATCCAAATTTACCCGTAGTCGGTGAGGTTACTCCCTCAACCACAAAATTGGCTCTACGCCAAATACCTTCAGCTAAACTTATTCCGCGATGATAGTTTGATTCATCGCCAGCAGCGACCTCCTTGCTAGACTTCTCAGCCGCTCTCAATATCCCATATTGAATCTCATGTGGACGGATACGCTTATTTTCATCCAAAACGAAGATGATAGCTTGTCTGTTTTTAAGTATGTGTCTAGACCAATCCTCCGCAATCCTCTCACCAAGGATCAACCAATCCCTGAATTTCTCTGCATCATAGAACAAGGGGGGGTTCCCTGCTCTCTTTGGCTGAGAGGCATATCTATCCCACCCTGAACGATCAAGATCGAAGAAGATGGAACTAGGCGTTGCCTTAAAGTTAATACTTGGGAACTCCCTCTCCAAGATCGGAATTAACCTTTTCGGGCTATCCGAACGCAACTCGATGGTTCCGCCAGATGTGGAATAAGAAGTGACGGAATAGTATCCCTTAATGATAGGATATTCGTCTAGGTAGTCTTGGATTCTATCGGCTGCGGTGAGCATGATGTTTACTCCATTAAGTGTCGTTGGGTGCAGGTCTATAAAAGAACTACCAAACCTGAAAGTATAAACCTGCCACCCATGTATTAGACCCATCCATACCTACTGCCCAACCGACAGCGGGAGATATGTTTAGATGTTTCCCTAGTACATAAGGGTGATAAGATACAACACCTGCCAAATAGGGTTGTTTGTTTGTCAGAGCCATTTGAACACCTAGTCGATAATCCCCACCTTGAAGGTTCAACAAGCTCGCACCTGCTGAAAAGGCGGATAACTTATCCAAATAGGATATCCCCACCAATAAACTTGGCTCAAATAATCGGAGTTTCTTCAGCTTGATGTTCTGTGGGTCTACTTTGGGCGTGTAGAAAAATCGACTATCCAAATTAGGGTTTCCCTGCATAAGTTTATCTTCAGCAATAGGGATAAAGTCGCCCTTCTCATTGGTGTAGCCCGCTAGGATATGAAGTCCTTGGTTTCTAACAGCACCTGAACCTATTGAAGACTGATCCTCAGCATATTCAATCACTATGGCTTTGAACTCTAGTTTTAACTCTAAGGTGTAATCGCCACCCCAAAAGTTATCCGTAAAGAAAGAGGCAAGAGGTTTCCCATATGGCGTAGACCATGTGAACTCTAAGGGGTCACAAAACGAGGGGAACGATACACACCTCGCAGCATCTTCATTAGTGATGCCCTGCCAACTTGCAGGAGGAGGTTGGATCGGTGTTGTGGGCTCTGTCCCCACTTTTGCTTTGCCCTTTAGTTTTGCCTCAATAGAAGTCATACGGACTGATATGGAATCTATCTTCGCACCCGTCTCGGCTTGAAATCTCTCTATGCTATCCCGCGTGGACTTATCCAATCCCTCAAGGATATTTTCTATCCTTGAGGATAACTCCCGCCCTGTTACCATTTGAGACTCAAGGGTCTTTATATCTTGTCTTGTTTGGGATATCCCCATCGCAGCTTCGGATAGTTCTCCCCTTAGCTGTTTTTGGATAGTATCCGAAAGCGTATTTATCCGATAAGTTTGATATGCGTTAGCACCTACACTTACAAGAGTTAATCCTGCTAAGGCGTAGATTGCATACATGAAGTGTTTGGGTGTTAGCATTGAAGCCTCCTTATCCCAAACACAACATATAAATATATAAGCTAGGAGTTAGCCCTCTATGGTGAAAGGCATAGTCTCAAGCAATAGCCTTGCTACAGGGCATCTCTTCTTCTTGGCGTAAGTGACCAAGAATGGTCTGTAATCTTTATTCTTTAGAAATAACCCATGAGATACTTCGCCGCTATAAAGGATCAAGTCCGTAATGGATTTTTGGCAAGCCTTCACACAAGAGGGCTTAAACCCCAAACCCCCTCCAAGAGTCCTTGCGGGAACCTTATTGAAGACACAGGTTTTGGATAATGCACCTGCGGCATTACACCCACTAGTTTCAAACCTTTTGGCAAAATAAGTACCCGCTTCGGGGTACTTATCCTCTACCGCTCTTGTCAGTAATTCCCGCCTATTCTCGATCTTTCTAATTGCGGATTCGACCGCATTTTGTATGCCTTTTGGGTAGCCAAACAGACCCCCCGCCTCCTTTCCCGTCCTAATATTTCTAGCTGAGGCAAACCTGAAATGGCTTGTCTCATCGTATCCTCCCTTTGTAGGCAGACCCAAGTCGTCAATGATCTCATCTTCATCTTCTTCCTTATCCTTGAGAGCACCATGCTCCCCATATCCAACATAACGGGATACATCGGATAAAGCAGAGTGAGCATGGGAAATCTTATCCTCAACCCAATCTTCTAACTCATCTCCCTCATCTAAACTATCCGTTAACATCTCTAGCTGATCTTCCATCTCATGGAGGTTCTGAAGGCTCATGTAAGAACCATCTTTATGCTCATCCCCTCCACCCACCATCTCAAGACCCATATCATCGTCAAAACCCATATCATCGACAATCCCGCCAAAATCTCCGTAAGAGGCGAGCCTCCTCGCAGTCTTCCCAAGAGACTCCCTGTTCTCCTTAATCCTTTGTGTGTTCATTTCCCCACTTGATGGATCATAGGCACCCTCATACTCCAAGAACTCTTCAGGGATATCCCCATCCTTCTTAGCTTGTTCGTAAGCCTTAGAACCCTCAGGACCTTCCTTGAAGCGAGAGTGCTTGATGAAATCAGCTTCTAGGTCGTCAGCTTCTAGGTCGTCAGCCACCATCTCCCCCCACATATCGTCAGCCTCAAGATCGTCAGCCTCAAGATCGTCAGCTTCAAGGTCATCCGCGAACATATCATCAGCCTCAAGGTCATCAGCCTCAAGGTCATCAGCCTCAAGATCGTCAGCCATGAGTGTCCCATCATCTAGACCCATGGAAAGGATATCCTCGTCCGACCAATTCTCACCACAAGCAACAAGTTCCTCCTCGGCATTTCCAGGCCCTGTGAAGTCAAGACCATTATCATAACCTGTATTGACCTGAACCGCGTTGTCAGCCTCTAAGTCATCCGCCATCATGTCATCCGCCATCATGTCAAAATCGGATAGTGCGGGTTCGGTTGTTCCCAAGAAGTCTGCCGCCGCCTTCTCCGCATGGACACTCCCATAGTCTCTGCGGGTCATGAGAGGTTGGGTGAGGGAAGCATATTTTGATGCCACGGATGCCGCCGACTTATTTTGGGCGGCGGTTTTCTCGTTTAGATATCTATTTGTGATCTGATCGAATATGTCTGCCATGTTCATTCTCCATAGGGTATTATTTATCCATGTACCTGCGTGTATTTAACCTTTATTAAGGGATAACTCAACCATGAAGACACCCTATTGGATAGTCTTGTGTGTGCTACTAAGTAATGCAGCACAGGCACAACCTTTTTTTTACCCGCCACCTCCACCGCCTTTTGCCTACTCTCCAATATATGTACAGCCACCACCTACCCTGCCATTACAAAGACCAAGGTCTAGACTAGGTGACAGCGTAGATCACAATTTGGTGTTTTCCCCCCAACAAACGATGGTGTGGTGTTGGGTAGCAACGGCAAAGATGTTGATAGAGGGACACACAAAACAACCTGCACCTACTCAATGTGAAATGCTGGCTCTTCAGTACAATGCTCCCTGTTGTATCGCACCTCATATGTGTTCCCGTGTTGGACACATAGTAGAAATACAAGCCCTTGTGGCTCGCTTTGGTATCAGGTTATCCAATGTGGAGGCACCACCCACTCCGAAAAGATTTTTTCGGAAGTTGAGGGGTGGTCCGATAGGGATACACACTATAGAAGGAGGAGGACATTTCGTAGTGGCGGGAGCCATGCAAGAACACCGAACTGAGTATGGCTCCACTTGGGATGTGACGATACTTGATCCATTCAGGGGAGTTTATCGCATCGACTATGAACAACTCCGACTAAAGATGGATGCCATCCTAGTTATCCATTAGTCAAACTTGGTCAAGTATGAGTACTTCGCCCTGCAAGCCTCTGGACTTCTCTTGAAGACCTTAGCTATTTCGACAAAAGACTTACCCTGTTCTCTAAGGGAGAGAAGATTATCCAAATCTTCGGAAGACCAAGGGGTCTTGAAAAGCGTAAGCCCTAAAGCACTAGCTTTAATCTTGATGGACTTACTTGATCTTTGGGGCAAGTGCTTCTGTAACTCCAAAGAAGTTAACTTACCTGCGTGCCTCTTCAAAATGGATATTTCTTTAGGTGTCCAATGTCGTGGGCTACCTTGGCAGACCCAACCGCGATCTCTCAAACGGATACCCAAATTGGATAGTTTAAACTTTATGGAACTTAGCCCTCGATTTAGTCTTTCCGCTATGAGTGTTGCAGGTAAATACTGAGCCATAGCTCTTAGTAGCTTGATGTCTTCATCAGTCCAAGGTCTCCGTACATACGCCATTAAATTTTCCCCTTGCGTTTTATGCCGTCCTCCTATATATAGAAAGACATGAACGCTCGTAGCTCAGTTGGATAGAGCACCTCTTTCCTAAAGAGGGGGTCACAGGTTCAAATCCTGTCGGGCGTACTTAACACATAAGCCCCCTTAGCTCAGTTGGTAGAGCAATCGCCTTGTAAGCGATAGGTCACAGGTTCAAGTCCTGTAGGCGGCATTAAGAATGTCCTCCGCACGGAGGCTTCTTAAACCTAGTAGCAGGTTTGTACCTCGCCTGAGGGCTACTAGCTCAGGCGTGAGTCTTTTCGATACTATCTATCCCACAAAAGCTCACCGCTTTAACTAGCCCTGAAATATATTGTGGAAGGTCAACCAAGGATAGATAGTCCTACAGACTGTGGGAAGTCTGAACCCTCAATCTCTGTAGGTTAGACGATAAGGCAATATGTTATAGTTGACCACGAGGCTCCATGTTGACTCAGATAGACCGAGGGCATAGCTTCACCCTCAAGTGACCCCCACCGATCCTCTTCGGTCGATTAGTGGGGGTCACTTTATTACTTAGAAGGCGTTTTTTTCTTGCTTCCTCCAAAGTCAGTCGGTATAAGAAGGATCACTAAGGGTTCTTAGCTCAGTCGGTAGAGCAGCGGACTTTTAATCCGTAGGTCCTGGGTTCGAGCCCCAGAGGACCCACTTAGATGGGGATGTGGTCAGCCGAGTAGGCTGATTTACTTCCCCTTAGTTTTAAGAGTTGATGGGACTTCGGTATAGTGGGGGGGAACATAAGCCTAGATGGTGGAATAGGTAGACACAGGGGACTTAAAATCCCCCGACCTAAAAGTCTTGCGGGTTCGAGTCCCGCTCTAGGTACTAGAGGGGACATTTAATAAAAGTAATAAAGGAGACATTTAATGAACCCAACCAATAAAGAAATACTTGAGTGTTTGAGAGAAATAGTTCTAGGGCCTGATGCCCCTCCAATTGAGGATATGCCTCCGTTCTTGTTTCTACTTCAAAGCGTCCGTATAGAAGAGGGGGGGGAGAAGGGGTTTATGTTCAACTCACCCGAAGAAATAAAGGTTCAACTGCCTGAATGGGGGGATGTTGTTAGACCCCATCTCAATAAAGGAGCAGGGTTTTTACTAGTTGCAGTAGTCACGGAAGACGGAAAAGAATGGTCTGAGAACATTATTATAGTTATACATAAGAATATAGGCGAGGGAACTGTAGAATCGTACAGGTACGACCTAAAAGACTTTAAAAAGAACGAAAACCCAAAAGATTTGGGTTTCGATATTAGAGATGTGTGTCCGACATTTGGTGTTCAGTATCACTAAATAGTTTATGGCCTATCCTTTGCGACCATGAAAAAGGATAAACCATGACGACACCTCTCAATCAGACCGAAAAAACGAATATCCAAGCCACCAAGAACTTCAAGTTTTCGGAACTTGAGTTCTATGATGTGATTCCTCCTAAGTATATGGCGAACGCGACCTTACTTTTGGAGAACCTGCAAGTTATCCGAGATGCGGCGAATGCCCCTATCACCATCATCAGCGGATACAGGTCAGAGGCAAGGAATGCTGCTGTAGGTGGAAAGGATAAATCCCTCCACATACAGGCGGCGGCGGCTGATATTAAGATTAAGGGTATGACTTCCACACAGGTTCACACCCTTATCTCAAAGCTCATCAAAGACGGCAAGCTCTATAATGGGGGGCTAGGGGTCTATGATGACTTCTGCCACTATGATGTCCGTGGTGAGCCTACGGGACACAAGCAGGGTGCAAGATGGGACGAGAGATCGGGGGCTGCTAAATAATATTTTTATTCTTTTATGTTCCCTCACCTAGTGATGAATCAAACTAGGGGGAATAAACATGAGATACAAGTACAAAGCATACGCAATCAGCGTCCCACAACTGAAGAAACTATTGGGGATGCCTAAAAACCCATACACCTTTACTTCCGAGGATGATTGGGATATTGTCTCACCTTTCACCCTTGAGTTGAAAGGTGGAGGTGGCGGTGTCACCATTACCCTAGATGACCCTAGGTCTAAGGGGGATGATGACATATCAGATGGTTTGGCTTATGTGAACAGCCGCATTTACAAATACCTATCGCCCCCTGTAGATGAAGAACTAAAGGCAAGAATAGAGGCTCTTTTAAAGAAGTCTCCGAGAAGCGAGTTCTTGTCTAGCTTGTTAGAACAAGTCATGGGAGGGTATGACTTATCCGAGAGGCAGCTAGAAGTAATAAAGGAGATCGAGGAACGCTCTTCCGAAGGGAATCCTTTGTTTGAGCGGATACAATCCGCTCTGAAAGTCAGTCCCAATAACAGCTTCCTAAAGAGCCTGCTAGAGCAAACGCAAAGCGGTCGTTTACTAAGCCCTAAACAGATTGCCGCATTGGATCGTTTCCCTACGGAAGAACTTAGTCAGGAGAAGATCATTCTCCAAGAGATGCTTAATAACGCTGTTCTTTCGGCTGATGAAAGAGACTTTATTAAGAAGCTCCTCGCTTGGGGAGTCAAAGGAGCACCTGAGGAAGGTCTCAAGCGTATCCGTCATATCCTTTATTCTCAGGGGAGACGCTTAAGTGGTATTCCCGACAAAGAAGTTATCCGCAGTATCTTTGGTGGTGATTCAGGGAGGACGGCGAGCGATACTCTAAGAGAGCTAGAAGTGCGTATCGCCCGTCTAGAGAACTTAGGGTTAGGTTATGAGGAGATCAACCTAGCCCTGATGGGAGGGGCAAGTAGAGAAGTACCGCTCCGTTTTTCGAGGCTCTTCTACAATTTGTTTGAGGCTCCAAGTAATGCTGTTACACCCGCTCGCATCAAAGGGGAGTTAGAGCATTTGATTACGACAAGCATCCTGCCCAAGGTATCAAGAACATCTTTTAGCTACCCCGCTTCTGAAATATCTTTTAGCAACCACTCTCCGTCCGAGACGGCGACAAGTTGGGAGATTGATTTCAATATACTCATTATCACAGGGAAAGAGACGCTTAGGTTTCCCGCGAGCTTACAGGTATCCAAGAGAACCAAAGAAGTGGACTTGTTCTTGGTCTAGTGGTGAACCACATAGGCGGCTAAGGCACATAACATCAAAGCCACAATCCCTTTCGGGTTGTATCCGAAATAAAAGCTATTGAGGCAGAGATCGACACAAAGGCTTGTGATTAGCCAAATAACTCCTGCTCTCCATACATCAGAGACATCGACCAACTTCCACCACGCCCACAGGCTAAGATAGTTAGTTAACAATCCTGTGTAGAGCCACCACTTGAACGGCCCCCACTCAAAGTCACAAACATCTCGACTATTAGCCTTAAACCAATATAAGAGGCAGCACAAAGTGATGGATAAAATCGGGACGAAATAGATTTTCAATCTAGTACCCGCCGGACTTGAACCAACCGCTACCCTTTAGGATAAAAGAACTCTGTCCGAGTATCCGTTCCGTTTCTTTTTTGCACTTTTCGCAGGGTGGTGGTGGGTCTTCAAACTTTTGAAGTTTGTTCTGTGTGTGCTGACACTCCGTGTCTTTGCATCTAAAGACATACATGGGCATTTACTTATCCTTTGTCTTGGTTGGGGGGTTATCCCTTAGTGCTTTATCCTGTAAGGCGAGCAAACCCTCTAGATCGCGTCTTATTCTACGCAATAGAAGCATATCCAATATGGGGTTCTTATATCTAGACCTAGAGAGGATGGAATTAATGCCCCTAAGGGCGAAGATTAAATCCTCTTTGTTTCTTCTACTCTCTTTTATGGGGTCATCAGACATGGAAAACCTCAATAGTGATGCTGTTGCCGCTTTGTACCTGTTTGTGAAGCAATACTTCGCAGAGGCTATGACGGGCAACTTGCCTATCAATAAAATGCCCCCACACTTCTCCCTTTATTCTACAACCAATAAAGATGAAGATACCCTTTCCCTTAAAATTGAAAAGCCTACCTTATTGGATAGTTTGGAGACTGAATATTGGGGGTCTTGGGCTAATATGGCATTGGATAAAATGCCTCGGGCTGAAGGTGGTGTCTTTTGGGGAGTTGTTGATCTCCCCATTCAGACCGATACACCTAACCCACACGCTCTCGTTGTAGTGTATCAGAGGGGAGAACCCATAGTGTGCCTCTACACCACACTAGAATTTAACCACAACCCTAAGATGATCCCTGCGAGCAAGCTGTTCCCCGAACACTCTTTTGACCCCTTCGTTGTCCCTTTAGAGACGCACTAATATATCCTTTATATTCCTAGGTAGTCAGTCTGCTACCTTGGGGAACATAAAGTGAGACGCATTCAAGCTAAGGCAAATATCTCCGCTATAAGGCAGAGAACACAATTCTCTTGTGTCGCTACTAGCACCTGTATGGCTCTCAATGCCGTTGGTGTTAAATGCACAGAAGATGAAGTAAATGAAGTCATCGGGGCGAAGCCTATGCAAGGGGCTCGTTGGGAAGAAGTATTGGCTTGTGCTCAATACTTCGGGTGTAGGGCTACACTCACCACTCCCTCTACCCTTACTCAGGTTAAGGAATGGACGGACGCAGGGTTTCCCGTTTTAATCGCATGGAACCCTGAAGGTCGCGAATGGAGCCATGCAAGCCTCATATTCGATGTGACGGGCGAAAAGGGAAATTATGTCGTCCATGTGGCAGACCCTAATATCCCCAACCCCGACAAAACCACCCGAGAAGTTAACGAAGATGACTTCTACTCAAAGTGGTTTGAAAAATGGCCAAACTACCTCGTGCGTAGACCCGCCCTCAAAATAGAGCGAGAGGTTTCCCCTGATGGAAGACAAATCATGGCGAGCCGTATCGCATCTACTCACCTTAATCGGGAAGGTCTGTGAAGTGAATCAAATTCACATATATGACTTTGATGCTACCTTGTTTAGATCACCCAAAGCACCCGCGTGGTATGACAATGATAGAGATGGTGAATGGCACCAAAACCCATTAAGCCTCGGTGAGATTTGTCTACCTAAAGGGGAGCAATGGGTAAAGTCTGTTGTAGAGGAGGCTAGGAAAAGCATAGCATCTAAGGATGTATATGCCGTTGTCTGTACGGGTCGAAGAAAGCACCTCCAAAAGGTTGTCGAAGGACTCTTACGCAAAAAAGGTTTGAAGTTCGATGATGTCATCTTGAAAGACATGGGTGGAACGGAGTCTTTTAAGAAAAGAGTTATAGATGATCTCATGTCTAAATTCCCGAACGCTATTGTTCATATGTGGGAAGACAGACACCACCACCTTTCTTCCTTTATGCAGCACATAGAAATGAATGGAGGCGTTGGTATCCCCCACGCTGTACCTGATAACTATTCCACGGCTGAGTGTTCTGAAGAGGAGTTTAGGTCTATGAACAGATCAGCCTCTGAAGTTTTAAGACGGCTTAACGGGGCAGGTATGAGTATCCAACATCGGATACAGGAGACCAAATATTCGTGTGGGGCTGCTTGTGTAACAGCAATCTTAAATACTGAAGGGGTTTGGGTTTCTGAGAAGGAAGTCCGACAGGCTATTGGCACAAACCCTGAGGAGGGTACTCCGCTCCCGAATATAATGTATTTCTTCAAGAGACTTGGGTGTGAGGTAGATATGTCTGAGCAGGGCATATCAGACTTAAAGGATGCGATTTCGGATGGGGTCTATTCTATAGTTTCTATGCAAATGTGGGATCGGGAAGCCAAAAGAAATTGGGAAGAAACTTGGTCTGAGGGTCACTACTGCATAGTAAAAGACATAAAAGATGGACATATTATTTTGTCCGATCCCTCTAGGAGAAAGTTGGTGAGGCTCCCTATAGGGGTATTTAAGAAACTATGGCACGATGAGGATACAGATGGGACGAGATATCATAACTATGTAATCAGGATTGAACCTCAGATTGGGTTCAAACAGAAAGCTCTTAAACTTTTTGAGAAATTAAACCCGAAGTCATGATGGATTTTAATCCGAATCAAGACACTCGAATCCGAGTTAGTAGTCTAGACCCATTGTGTGTGGCTCAGGCATACACCCGATCTTAGGTGTCCCTTTTGCTGCGTTTTGACCCCCCCTAGAGGTCAAAACTTAACACCTTAAGGCTGATTGCTAGAGTAATTTTACGGTCTCTTTTTCTACATCCACCTCGTACTCCGCAACTTCCCTTCCCGCTGAGTTATAAACAAGGGTACCAAACCACTCGACCGAAAAGACCACATGGCTCCTATTGATGTTCTTAAAATTAGGTGTTTTAAAGTTTAGTTCTCCGTCCCACCACTCGTTTCGATCACCCTTTGATATCAAATACTCTTGCAGGAGCTTTTTAGCTTTTTCGATATCGG